TAGAAATATATTTCTACTATGTTCTGTTGTGATATATGTTGTAACATTAGGAAATTTTTTCTTATACTCACTTAAAATTTGAGGTAAATTGTATTGTGAATAATTAATTGAAATACCAGCTTTTAATGTCCCTGAAATAACTGTACTTCCTTCTTTCAAATCTATTTTCATAAGTTCTAATTGTTTTTTTGCCTCTTGGGTATAAAGTAAAACTTTTTCTCCCTCTGATGTAAAATGTATTCCTTGCCTTGAACGAATCATAAGAGTTACTCCAAGTTCTTCTTCAATAGCTATTACTCTTTTTGATAGAGCAGATTGGTTTATATAGAGTAAATCTGCTGCATAAGTTATATTTTTAGTTTTATTTAAAACTTCTAAAATTTCAAAATCTCTTTCAGTCATATCTCACCAACCTATTATTTTTTAATCATAGTTTTAAAAATAAGATTCTACTTTAACTCCATTGTCATACATTTTATTTACTCTATCTATAAGCAAATCAAAATTGCAAACATTATCTCGAATGCAATTACTTTTTTTTATATATTCAATCATTTCAGTTAATTTTTTCCCTTTACCTCCATTTTTTACAGCTGTATTTATTCTTTTTATTTTTGAATCATAAGGATCATTCTCTTTATATTTTACAATTTCATCTCTAAATTCAAACAAAGGTGTATTAGGTTGTGCATCCCATATTGTTATCAACCACATTATTGCATTATAGAGTTGCTTAGCAGTTTTATTCCATTTTTCTACTTTTATTTCCTGAGAGTTACTTTTTTGGTTATCATCCTCTTTAATTGTGCTATCAGTTTTCAAAGGATTAAAAAGTGGTAATCCAGGATGATTAAGTAACTTTAAGAAATCTCTTGCAGCTCCCATTCCACACTGGATAATTTCTTCTTTACCATCTCTTTTTCCAACAGCAGTAAAAATATAATATTCATCTTCAATAATTGCTTTAGCATCACTATTTTTTCTTTGATTAGCTAATAGCTTAAGATGAGCTTTTGGTTCAACAATATATTCTGTAATAATTCTTTTTCTAGTTTCATTTCCTCTACAATTCATTTTTAATTCTCCTTTCCATACTTTGCTTAAAACTATATTTTACTTCTTTCTATGAAGTATAATATCTTCACTTTATTTTTATTCCATTTTCCAAATAAATTTTTAATAATCATTAATAAGATTATATCATTCGATTTTAAAATTTAAAAATAATTTATTCATTCTTTTTTGGAATGAATATTTAAGAGAATATTGTTTTTTACTTTTATTTCAATATTATTTATAATGAGTTAAAAATAAAAGTAATTTTAAAAAAAGGAGTTGTGTATATGGAAATTAAAAAAATTACTCTTGCTGAAACTTTAGAATCTAGTGATGTAAAAGTTACTGTTGAGCCTTCTAATAAAGGTGTATTAGATTGGACTATAAAAGCCAGAGTTGAATGTGCTGTACTTAGAGCTTGTGAAGCTTCTGATAAGAATATTGCTTGGGGAGAAATGATAAAATGATTACTAGAAAGAAACCTGAAAAATTTTGGTTGTGTAGAACTATGATGTTTACGAATGCTCAAAAGCCTAGTTTAATAAAAGATGCCTATATATGGTTGTGATAGTATCATAATGGACTTAGAAGATGCTGTTGCTGAAAATCAAAAAGATGTTGCTAGATTTTCTCTATATCATACTTTAAAGACTATTGATTACGAAGATACAGAAGTTGTTGTTAGAATAAATGGTTTAGATACTACTCATTGGCAAGAAGATATTCGTTGTGTAGTAGCTGCTGCTGCTGGAATTCGTATAGCTAAATGTGAAAGTGCAGAAGATGTTAAATTAGTTGAAAAACATGTACTAGAAGCCGAAAAAGAATTTGGAGTTGAAGAAGGAAGAACTCTTTTAATGGCAGCATTAGAGAGTCCAAAAGGAATTTTAAATGCTTATGAAATTGTAACTGCCTCTTATAGAATGTTTGGTTGTGTAATTTCTGGTGGAGATTTTAGAAAATCTATGCATGTACAAATAGAAAAAGGTGGAATACAAATGTTGACTGCAAAAGGAAATATGTAAAAAAAGCTGCTCCTACAACTAAAATATTTGAAAAACGAGTAGATAGCAAACTTTGTTCTAGTATTCGTGAAGCTTGTGAAAAATGTGGAGCAAAAGATGGTATAACAATTTCATTTCATAGTGAACTTAGAAATGGTGATTATGTTATGTCTATGGTTACAAAAGTTCTTATTGAAGAAATGGGATTAAAAGATATAACTATTGCTGCTTCATCATTGGGAGATGTTCAAGATTTAATAGCTGACTATATAGAACAAGGTAAAGTTGTAGGAATACAAACTTCTAGTATTTGTGGAAGAATTGGTGAAGTAGTTTCTGCTGGAAAATTAAAAACTCCTGCAATAATAAGAAGTCATGGAGGTAGAGCAAGAGCTATTGAGGCAGAAGAAGTTCATATAGATATAGCTTTCCTTGTAGCTGCTAGTTCAGATGAATGGGGAAATGCAAAAGGAACTGGTGGAAAAAATAATTTTGGTTCTATTGGTTTTGGAATAGGAGATTCCAGATATGTAGATAATACTGTTATTATAACTGATATTGTTGTTGATTTTCCAAATCTTCCAGCACCTATATCAACTATTGATGTTGATTGTGTATGTCTTGTTGATGAAATAGGAAATCCAAAAAAAAAATAGCTTCAAAAGAAGCAAGATTTACAGATATTCCAAGAGAATTAATGATGACAGAAAATGCTGCTAAAATAATTGCCACTACTCCATATTTTAAAGATGGTTTTTCTTTTCAAACTGGAGCTGGTAGTCCATCACTTGCAGTTAATAGATTTATTGAAGAATATATGTTAGAAAGAAATATCAAAATGAGTTTTGCTCTTGGAAACACAACTTTTGTTAGCAATATACAAAGAAGAAAGAGAGAAATTATATAATTAAAATTTGATTTTATGGTATAATAAAAATAAAAAAGGAGAATATTATGATAATAAATAGTAAAGAATATTTTATAGGACATACCTTTCCGGAACAAATTAGAATGGATACACAGTTTAGAATAGAAGAGTTAAGAGAGTTTTATAATCACAAAGCAGATGCAATTAAAAAATTTTTGAAAGTAAGAAAACTTGAAACAGATGATAGAAACGAAATCAAAATAATAGATGAAATTTTTGGTGCTTTGATTTCAATTACTAATTCTAATGATTTTATAAAAGTTGAACATTTACCAGTTTTAAGTGATGGTGAGGATAGAGAAAGAGTAAATATAATCATAAATACAACCAATCAAAAAGCAGAAGAAATAGGAATAGATTTAAAGTATGATATTTTCAGTATTATGAAATCTATAGAAGAACAAATAATAAAATATTGTCAAAATAATTTCTTAAAACAAACTATACTTAAATAAAATGAATAAAAGCCCAGCTAATAACTGGACTTTTTTTATTATTTTATTTCTTTGTCAAAATCTCCCTCTTTTAATTTCTGTGGCTTTATATTCTTATCATCTGCACACTTAGAATTGCACTTGTCTCCCTTGCATTGCTCTAATGCTATTTTAAGTTTTTCAGGGATAGGCAAACCTAATTTACTAGCATTCTCTATCACAGATAAAAATTCAATAGCTACATAAAATACTATTACTATGTTTCTTACTCCAACATTAGGTATAAGTTGTTCTATGACAGTTGAGCAGGACACTATTATAAGTATAAAAACTTTCTTGCTTATCCCCCTATATCCTCTTGTACTGTTGACAGTTTTAGTAATATAACCAACCCATACTCCAGTTATAAAATCAATTACCATTAAAAAACACAATGCTTTTATAGATAAATCAAACCCACCTAATGACCAAACCAGAAGTGATATCCACCCAGTCCATATCATAGCTATTCCATTTTTCACATTAATAAAAAAATCTTCCATTTACTCCCCTTTCCTAAAATGACTAGCCCCAAACATTCTAACCATTCTATACATTAAATTTCTTTTTATAGATCCCACTCCACATTCTTTCATAATTTCTAAAAATATCTTATCAGCTTCTTCTCTAGTAATGTCAATTTTACATTGATTTGAATATAACCAGTCATGAACAACTGCTGCTCTTCCATGTTTACCATAGCTATTTATTATGTTTCTAAATATTCTAGGTACTGAAGCATAATCTGTTCTAAAACCTTTTGGAACAACTACAAGTCCTTTTGATGTTTGATAGCGATACTCCTCATTAACTAACCAATATTTATCATCTATTGGAGTTGTCTTTAATTCAGTTATTTCCATAATTTAAACCTCCTTATCTTCTAAATTGAACATTATCTGCTGTTCCTAATTGAAAATGTACAGAATCTTTTTGTTTCCAATTTCCACCCCAAACTATCCCATACTTGTCAATCAGTCCTTTACTTTTTGCAATATCATAAATAGCTTTATAGTATTTATAATCCCATCTAGCAACTGTCTTTTCTTTTTCTTCTCCAGTTTTTTTATCTGTATATTTTTCTTTTTCTAAGACAGCTATATCAACAGCATATCCATAACCATCAACTTTTACTTGATGCTTTGATTTTAAATTATAACCATCACACCAACTCACTTTTGGTTGTTTTTTCCCATTCTCATCAAACAAAATTGTTCTACCTTTTTGGTACTCGTGATTTTGTTCTTCTGCAGTTCTAACTCCACAAGTTATTTTAAAGTCGTGTGGAGATTCTCTTATAAGTTCTTTCATAAAATTTACTACATTTGGATGAACACCAATCATTTTTTCTAAACTAATATTTGATAAACTAAACATATAACCTCCTTAAACATAAAAATATGCTTTTTTATATTTAAAATTATTTTTTATTGCTTTTTAAATATAAAATCTTAAAAAAATATATTTAAATTATTTTTATAAAAAATGACCTTGTAATATCAATTTTAAAGAGTTTTATTAAAGGTAGCTATATAAAACTATCTTTAATAAGAGAAACTCTTAAAATTAGCCTTTTGCTAGTGCATTATGTATTTCTTTTCTTTTTTTCTCAAATTCATCTTTTGTTAAATCAAAAGGATTAACTTTAGTCTTGAAATAGTTTTCTGTATCATACACAGACTGAATAAATGTACTACCAAAAAACATTAATTGAATAAAGCCCATTAAATCTAAACTAACTCCGAAATTATCCTCGAAATACCAAGTCTTTTTTATTTCTTTATTCATAAAAGTTTTTACTAAAAATAATAATAGTGCTGACATTGCTATAAATATAATGTCTTTATCTCTACATCTTTGGCGATGTTCTTTTTCTCCAACTTTATAATCAAATCCATACTCTAAAGTTGTTGCTTTAAAGTTGTCTATAACATCAAAATAATCTTTCTTTTGTGCTTCTGTGTCTAATATCCATAAGTGTCTATCTTTATCCCAGTTTAAATATTTATCATTGCCCTGAGGCTTTGGCACTTTTATTATCTTTTTGTTCTCTATAAACTCTCCAACTTCAAGAGTTATCTCAATATTATTTGCGACTTTTTCATCTCTTGTCATTTCTCTAATTGTGTTATTATCAAAAATTGGATAGTTGAATGGTGTATCTCTTTCAATTATCGTTGTATTGTCTTTTTGAAAGTTAGGATAATATCCAAAAATAACATCCCAACCTCCATAAAGTTTAACTTCATCAGATGTTAAGTTCACATCAAATAATAATTTCGGTAATTTTTCTTTTGAATATATATAATACATAATTTACTCCTTTCAAAATTTTTAGTATTTTAGGTTATCTGTTCCGTCACAGATAGATTTTTAAAATGTGTATAGATTTTTAAATTTATTCAGTTTTTTATAATTTAAAATGCTCTTTTGAGTGTCTTATATATAAAATTCTTAAAAATTATATTTAAGAAAAAACATAAAAATATGCTCAAAGCTACAAAATAAAACTATAAATTCTTTATAAATTTAAAAATCTTTATAATATTAAATTAAAAAATACCTAACTTTTTTCTTGCTTTATGTAGTTATACAAAAATCCAGTTACAAATACAGTAGTATTTGGAATTCCATCTACATTTATAGAATCACCAATTAAAATATTTGTATTTAAAGTAACATTTATAACTTTAATTTTAAGAGCATTGTTATTATCGAAAGTAATTAAATTTTCCAACAAGAATGGAAAATCTAATAAAAGTTGATAATGGAATTACTGGAAATTATACAAATGTTGGAGCTTATAATTTTGCATTTCCTAAAATTTATAAACAAGTTCTAGGAGTTGCTATAAATGTATATAAGAATGGAACTTCAACTACTTTAGAAAATGTATACTTAACTGGTTTTAGTAATTCTGGTTTTACATTCGTAAAAGACTGTGTAGAAGCAGCTAGAGCAAATACTGTAAAAGTAGCTTATACTGTTTTTTACATTTAACTTTGAACTATGTAGCTAATATTCCCATAATATGCTGTTTGGCATGTAACATTTTGAGATTTTAGAATACAGTTTCCATTTGGTTCTATATATACCACAATTTCTCTACTTAGGCTTGGTACAAAAGAACCTAAAGTAGCAATCGTTCTAGTTTTTGGGAATAAATTAGATGGTAACTTAAATAATATGTCATCTGCTTTTTTCCCTATAAAAGCACCACCAGAATCAATATTTAAAATACAAATGTCCCCTATCCTATAAGCATAAGAGTGACTAGAGTTAGGAATATTTAGTTCTATTTTTTTAGAGCCAGAACTTGATAAATTTTCCAATCTATTAAGATTTTCTAATATAGACATATCTATAAAATTTCCATTTGGCATTGGAGCAGGTCCTCCAACTTTACATTTATAATATTTTTTTGTAAGTTCAGAATAATAGACATTTCCAACTACTGCATTTGCAATAGGAAAATCGCCATCATGCTTTCCAACTGCCGAAACAAGCCTATCATTTAAGCCTTTTGAATTCTTTTCTGTATCACCTTTTAACTTTAAAATATAATCCTCAATTTTCTCCCATACTTCATTCCAAAACTCTCTAAATTTACCTTTATGATTTGCTTTCCATACTGGTAATTTTAATTCTTTTGTCACTTTTTCAACCTCTGGTCTACCTTGTGGGTCTTCTATCCATTGTGCCATTTTTACCTCCTTGAAATTTTAATCTTTTCTATTTCTTCTAATGTCATTTCATGCAGTTCTGAGATTAAGTAGTCTTCTACATAAATTCCATTGATAACTTCTAGTCCTACACCTGCACCTTTTATTTTTTTTACTAAGCTAAAGACTTCTTTTTTATCCAACTTTTCAGGGATAGAAATAAGTATTTTCCCCGATAATTCTATAATTCTAAACTCTGTTTGATTTAATTTGAAATACTCGGATAAGATCCTAATTATTTCTTGTGGACTTCCTAGAAATTGTAATAATGCTATTTCAAACTTCAATAGTTTTCTGTACTCTATATCATTAAGTCCATTTCTTAGAATCTTAAAGTTTCCACCTAAAACATCTAGTAAATAGCCTTCTGATTTGCCTATATCATTGAAATTGGCAAATAAATTATAAATATTTCTTATTCTTAAATGCTTAGCTTCAGCTATTTCAAACATCTTTTTTGAATAAACTGTGTCATGATAAATGTGAGGTACTCTACTTAGTATCATAAATTCACCTCGATAGTTATATCATCAGCATTCGCCACTGCAACTTCTTTATTTGAAAGTTTATAATCCTGCTCTCTTTCACTATATTTAACATCACCTAGCTTTATTTTTAATGTTTTAATTCCACTTGTATTTTTGTATATTTCACCTATTAATTTATATAAATAGATAGTGCTGTTTGGCTCAACTTCATCAATATATTTTAAGTAAATATCTTTTATAGTTTTCTTAAAGTCATTCTTCCAAACTTCTTTAATACCTTGAATTTCAACCTTCAAGAATACAGTTTTTTCTGTTGTCCTTGTAAAACCTACTGTTATTTCACCAAAATTTTTTGTAATATCTCCAACAGTTCTTATTCCTGCAATTTTATACTCATATAAAGCTTTTAAGATATTTTCATTTGTATCTCCATAACAAATACACTCATAACTATGTGCTAATCTCCCATCACTATCAAATGTATCTGTATCATTTTCTATAACTTGGCATTTCTTAACATTTGTATTTTGTAAGATATAGTTTTTAATACCTTCAGTAGTGAAAGAACTTTTACGATCTAATCTTTTTAAATATCTTTCTCTTAATTCAGTATCTGTTTCTAAGTCTTTGCCTCCAAGAGTATTTAATTTATTATTTATAGATATAACACCAGTTAAAATCTCTGTTTGCTCCGTTATTGATCCACTACTTACATTACCATCTGTCCCAGCATTTAATGCTATTATTTCAATATCTGTTTCTCTTTCAGTTGTTGTAATAGTAGATGTATTTAGAGTTACAAATTTAACACCAGATTTAGTTTCTATACCCCAAGCTTGTGGTATCTGTGTTCCAATTTCTGTTGTAACTGTAATCTTACCAACTGCCTTTTTAGCTTTATTCCAAGTCATACCTAAATGGCTTGTTATGGCATTAAGGTTAGTTCCTGTTGCTGTATAAACTGATAATTGATTAAATGCTGATAATGCTTCCAAATAGCTATCATATTCTTCTGCACTATCAAAACGAAGCCAAGCAACTATTATATTACTGTCTGTTTCTCTTAAATCTGGCTTTACACTCTTAAAGTCATTTAATTTTCTTGTGTAAATTTCATCTATTGTTGGCACTATAAAACCTTTATCTGTTATCAAATTGTGTACACCTCCCCGTTAATTCTGATATTAACAATTAATAAATTATCCATAAATTCAATACTTTCAATCTTTTCTACTCCGTCATATTTATTTATGACTTTAATTATTTCTTGAATTATCCTGCTTTTGTTATCTTTAAGTTGTAATATACCAGTGTTAGTATCATTCAAATATGGAGTACCCCAAGTAGTATTTAATGCAAATTGTCCTCTGTTTTGTTCAAGTTCCACTCTTATAGCTTGTATTAAGTCTTCTGCATTACTAACTATTTCACAAACTCCTTTATCATCAAACACTAACTCACAATCTTTATTTAATTTTGGACTTGTCATATATCCTCCTAATTTGCTTTACTTGTAGAAGTTGGAGCTTTATCACCAGGTGTATAGGTATGCGTATGTCCTTTTAAACTCTTTCCTGCACCTTGTACATCTTCTGTTGCTATTACTCCACCTGTTATTGATACATTTCCAGTCTGTTTAGTATTACCTTTTTGAGTTGTGTTACCATTTATAGTTAAATTACCATTTAATGTAACATTACTTGTAATAGTTGTTTCATTACTTCCTGCAAGTATAGTTATATCTCCATTGCCTTTTATTTCAATTCTAGTGCCTTTTCCTTGTAAAATTATATCTTCTGAATTATCTTCAAAACCTTTCTCACAACTTCCTATAATATAAGGCTCATTTAAACTAAATCTTTCAAGGCTTGTTTCATCAGATAAAGCAGTTTCCGAAAACCCAACCCATACAATATCTCCAACTTTACGAGGTATCTGAAAAGTCCAACCACCAAATTTAAGAAAATCTAACCTTACATCTATAAGTGGAGGATAATTTATAAGTTTTTTGCATAGCTCTCTTTTAGCAAGAGGTTGAACTGTACAAGTTCCAGCACCATAGTTTATTGATTTAATTTCACAAGGTAAACTTGTATGCAATTCATTTAAACTATCATCTATTAATGCTTTTATAACTTCTATCATTAAACCACCTCTACTGTTGCCATAGCAGTAAATGTTTCTAAACCACTTGCGGAAAAATCACATTCTTTAACAACTACTTTACCTTTGAAGGTTGTACTTTCAATTTCTAATAATTGCCCTATTTTAATAAGTGGAATTAATAAACATTCAATATCAAATTTTTGTTTGTTGCTCTCATCTTTTTTATTTTTTTTAGATCCGTTTTTTTCTCTGTTCTTGATATCTGCTTTATCCATCTTCTTATCAATTCTGATTAACCCTTGCTCTCCACCTAAATGCAGAACACTTGAATAAACTTTGTTAGGCAACTTAAATTCTATTGTTGTATTAGTAAACCTTGATATTGTTCCTGTATCTCTTGCAAGAATTGGGATAACATTTGATAATCTACCACTAAACACCTTGCCATTTGGATATACTGTATCTTTGCCTAGTTCCTTTATATCCATAGTAAAATTACACATTTTTTCAATCTGCTTTATAACTTCACTTGCTTTTATACCTGCTTTGAATTGTCTATTTATAATAGTATTAGTATATGCCCTATTATTTGGAGTAGCTTCAATAGTAGTTATAAAATCATTTTCATCTCTACTTGTGCTAATACTTTCAACTATTCCATTAAATATAACTCCGTGCAATTCTCTATATCCTGCATCTATTGATACATCTTGATTAAGTTTTAATTTTTGCCTTGTTGTCTCTGATAAGTTATATAGTTTTATAGTTGCTATATCACTTTTATTATCATCAGTACACTTAACTTCAAAATCAATGTCTAGTTGCTCATAATCAAAAACTAACTCTCCTATCGTTATAAGTCTAACTTGCTTCCATAACTTAGCCATCATCATCACCTATCAAGAAAAATTTATAATCTTTATTCAAGTTTTGAGGAGTAACCTTATCTTTTTCTTCTGCAAATTCATTAATTTTTATACATCTTAATTGAAGATTATTTTCATTCCTTACTAAACTTAAAAAATCAATATTAGGTACTACTTTATTAAACCCTGTAATCCTTTGATTTAAGCTATCTAAAACTGAAAGATATATAAAACTATCATAGGTATTATAAATTAGCTCTAAATTGATATTATTAGGTAATTCTGCTATTATTCCTCTTTCTTCAATTTCTGTTATGTCTATTTCTATTACTTTCACTTTTTAGCCTCCAAAAATTCTCTTTGCTGAGCTTTTGTCTCTATCTGTTGTTCCACCTGTAACATTATTAACTTTGCTTTTTTCTGCACTTGTTGGAGTGCTAACCTTGGCTGTTGTTCTTTTCTTTTTCCCACCACTTGTCTTAGCTTTCTTATTATCTGTTTTTACATCACTTTCTTTTATCTCTCCGACTTGAATTTGCCTTAATGTTATATAGTAAGTAAATCCATACTTTTGCTTCTCAGTTTCTGTTTCTTCAATATTTTCTATAATCATATGCTCGTAAGTATCACGATTAGAAAAAACAAACTGAACTTCTTCTCCTAGCTCCTGTAACTTTAAAAGTTTATCCCTGTTCAATAAATAGTCTTTGCTATTATCTACAACAGTTATATTTATAATCATTGGCTCTTTTCTAACACTATCACTTATATTAAAACCATTCTCAACCCTCTTAGTTGGTAAAGTCATTGGTAAACTTCTTGTTTTTTCTGATATAACTTCAAGTGGTATGTCTTGGATATAGCTTTGATTAGAGTTTTCTAATAGACTTAGAGCCATATCAACTGCTTGTTTAAAAAAACTCATAATATCCTCCTAATATGTAAGTCCCATTCCTACTTGTGCTTTTATTCTTCTTTCTTCCTCTTTTGCTTTTTGCATAACAACTTTTACGATATCTTCAAAACCATTTTTACCATCTTTACTTTCATTTATAGTTACATCTGTTTTAAATGTAGGATTATAATTAACTGTTTGATTAGTTGTTACTGTTTTTTTTGCTCCGTTCATAACCTTATTGTCAAAAGTTTTAGGCTCAAGTAACTTATTAAAATCGGGAATATTAGCAGAATTAACAGGTTGATATGGTATTACAAAATCTTTCTCAACTGGTATTCCAAAAGTATTTTGATTTTTTCTTCTATACTCATCAGCTTCTGCTTGTTTTTTTATACTTTTTGTAGTTTCTTCAAGTAAATAATCATCATGCATTCTATTAGTTTCATTCATATGTTGTCCTGCACCATATAATTTATCCCAACCATTACCAATATTTGATGTAGTATTGTCCCAGTTCATATCGTCAAAATCTCCAGTTAACGCCTTATATGTGTTTTTACCTAAATCAATTACCGCTCCACCAGTAGCTCCCCATAGCATTTGTAATAGTCCTGCTCCACCTTTTAAAATATCTAATAAATCAGTTAAAACCTTAGTTGTAAGCGTTATTTTTTCTATTCCACTTTCTGCGCCCTCTGTCCATAATTTCCAGAAGTCCGATACTCCTTTTCTTAAATCTGCAAATCTATAATCTGTTCCAGTAAATTTTAACAGCGCATTGATGCCGTCTTCTGTAAAACTTTCTTTCCCTTGAAATGCTGCAAATACATCTTCAATAGCTAAACCTAATGTAACAAGTGGAAATTTAGTAGCAAGTGCTAAACCACCTATAACCTTAAATGCTGTTTTTGCTCCATCTGGTAAAGCATTAAAACCTCTTTTTATATCTCTAAAAACTCCCATAAAAGTGTCTACAAAACTTCCACCAGCCTTAAATACCTTAGTGATTATGTCTTGAATACCCTCAGCATTATCTGCTATAAATTCCCAGAACTTTGCTCTTGTATCTCTTATAGACATTCCCCAAACTTCGTATAAATCACCTATTCTATTTTTAGCTGATGTAATTTTACCCTCAGGAATTTTTAACATTTCTTTGTTTTGTTCTCCTATGCTTCTTCTTACTGCTTCTGTAAGTAAAGCAACTTTTTGTTCTTCTGTTCCTACTTTTAATAACTGTTCTTCTCTTTCACTTAAAATAATTCCATTTCTTTTTAAAATCATTGATTGCCCATTCATAGCCTTAGCAAAAACATTAGCAATACCTTCCATATCTTGCCCTGTACCATTCAAGCCTTTTTGTTTTACCAATAAATCTTGCATAGTTGGTAATAAAGCTTTAATACTATTTTCTTGCAATCTATAGGTTGCTAATTGCTGTGCCCCTGCAATAGTTACTTCATCTCCTACAACTCCCAAACTTTGTAAACTTGAAGTTAAATCCACAATAGACTTAATTTGTTCATCTCTAAAATTTTGAGCTCTTAAAGTGTTATACAACTTAGCTTCTTGTTCAATTTGATAATTACTAGCTTCAACAGCTTTATTATATTGCCCTACAAGAGCACTTATTGAAAAATATCCAATAGCTAATTTCCCTAGTGTGCTTCCTGTTACTTCATTAAATCTTTGACTTAAACTCATAGACTGTTTTAAATTAGCTTTGAATTGTTGAAAGCCTTGTGAATTTAAAAAAGTATTTATATTAAATTTTAATGCTCCAACTATACTCATTATTGCACCTCATTCATCTTTGAAATTCTATCTAAATATTCTTCTAATTTTTTAACTGAATAATTTTCTGACCTTTCAAAATCTTTTATAAAATATCCATATACAGTTATCATATTTTCAATACTTTCTGCATTATAATTTAAGTTACATTCCACGAAATGTATTCATAATAAAACCACAGAAAGCTATATTTTTCACTTGCTCCCAAACTGATAGTCCTATTTCCTCTATTTCTTTATACTTAAATTCATCAATGTTTTTATGTAACATCTTTAAAAACTTTTCTCCTGTAAACACAACACTATCAATACCTGCTAAAAATAGTTGTTCCATTGTATAAATTCCATTTTCATCAAGTTTTAACTCTAAATCATTATGTTTTATAACTTCTGGAACTTCTATAATATCCTCTAATTTTGGATTAACTCCACTAGGATATTTTAAAATTTCTTTTGTATAATCAATTATTCTAGTTCTGCCAATTCTTTTTTCTAAATTAAGAACATAGCTAGCAGGTTGCTCCATTACAGTTACTTCCAAATTATTTATTTTTATTACTTTCTTTTCCATTATTA